AATTGGAGAGAAAACTAGTAAATCAGTATCGTCCATATTACTTGGTAATTTCTCTAATAATTTGTTTTTTACTTTTTCTACCTCAGTTGATGAAGGAATAATACTAGCATCATCATCTCTTAATATGCCAATTCTAACTTGCCCAGGTTGAACATAAGAAAAAGAAGCTGTAATCGTTCCAGTTGGGTTAGAGGGAGTTCCTGCGACTTTATAAGCAAATCTATTAGCATCTAAAACAATAATTTTAGCTTGAAGATTATACGCAACTGGATTCGCTCCTGAAACTATAATGGTCGTATTGTCTAATAAACCATGGTTATTAGATGTAGCAATGGCAACATTATCATATCTTGTAATTGATGATATTGTTATTTGTGCAGTAGTGGTAGTTGGATTAAATATTTGAACTCTAGTAATTCCACTAACTTTCTTACATTCACTTTCGATAAAAGCGTTATTAAAATAAGCAACTGGATTAGCCATTCTATCTTTTATTCTTTGTCTATAAGATACCGCATCTTCAACATCAGTTCCATTGCTTAATCCCGAATAATCAACATAACAATTTGTATTAACATCAACTATTGCTTCACTTAATTTTAACAAAGTTCCATGATTTAAATTAGTTGTAATTCCAGCTGTTGAAGATTGAACTTTGACTAAGGCACTTTTCCATTGAACAATTATTGTTCCACTTGCATTACCCTGAGTTCCAGCTTTATTAAATTGGATTGAGGTTGCTGAATTAACTGTGATTACTTGATTAGTAATATTAAAATCATCAGGAGTGCAACCAGTAATTGAATCAATTGTAAAGCCACTTGCTAAATTATGTGGCGTATTAAATGAAACAGTAACCAAAGTTCCACTTCTTGAAATAGATGCTGGAGTTACTTGTTGTAATCCGATAGTTCCATCAGTTTGAGTTGTGAACATCAAGCCAGTCGCCGATTGTATTGATGAACTAGCACTAATTGTTGCCCCATTTAAACCACCGAATACAACATAACCCTCGGAAGGCGTTGCTAGATTTAAAGTTATTTCATAAGGTTCGCCATGAACAGATAAATATTCATCATCGCAAGTTGGTAAAAATGATTGCTTATTAATGTTTAATCTTTTTCTATATAAATCATATAAACGAGCAGAAATAGCACCAAGCATGGTTTTGACAGAATCTACCTTTAATGCTTCACCATCTGTCTCAATTGAAACATCAGCTTGCATTTTATTGTAAATATCTAACCTTGAATCTGGAGTGTTAAATTCAGCCATTTTTAATATTTAAACTATATTTAATTTCATTTTTATAAAAAGGTTTTATTGCTATTTCTAATATAATGTAGCCAATTTCTTTTATATAATTATATATATTTTCTTCTGGCAATAAAACATTATTTTTATCAACAAAACTAACATTAAAATCCTCTATAACCTCATCATCAATTAACCATTGCAAGCTCTCTTCTGTGTATGCGAGAGCTAAATTAATAGTTTCATTATTTAGTGGAACTTGTTTTAAAGTCCATAGAAAACTTCCCTGGTCAAAATCAGTTCCATTATGAACTATTAAATTTCCAAACCAGCCATTTTCAGCTATGTTTTTATTTAAAAATTCAGGAGATATTTCTTTTTTATTACAAAAAAGAGACATATAAATAGCATTCTTTAAGGTGTCTCCATTTCCTGCAAAGTCTAAATCAAACCCATAGGGCTTGCCAGAAACTTCTTTAAAACCTAAAGTCATTATACTACTCCTCCGCTTACTCCACCACCTGGAGTAACTCCAGAATGTGTATGAGATAAGAAATTTTTACCTGCAATAGTTGTCCCAGTTCCTGTTAATGTTGAGTCTCCAGAAACTTCTAAATTTCCAGTAATCTTAACATCTCCAGTAATTTCAACGCTATTACCTTTTAATGTGATTTTATTTTTATTACTAACAATGTCAATATTTCCATTGTCCATAAAATAAAGCTTATTATCATTTTTTCCATAGATTACAATGCCATTTGCATCAGAGATTATATGCTCTAAATCGATAATTAAACCATAGCTTCTTGATGTATCGCAATCAGTATTTATAACTATACATTGAGATCCAATAGTTGGATAACCACTAATGCCAAATGAGCTTACTATTCTTACATCATCAATTTCCATTTCACTTCTCAATAATGCTACTTTTGCATAAATAACATCATTGTTTAATTCTAAGCTAATTATTTTTCCTATATTTGTAAAATATTCTTGCATGATTATTATTTAAATTATTGATGGATCGCCAATTATTACTTTATCTGCATCTCTTTTGCCCCTTGGATTTCTAACAATTGGCTCAAATAAAGATTCGGTATAAGATTTCTCTTCAACTAAAGTTAAATTACTTCTAGTGCCATTATTATCCTTAGTATATCTAATTGATTTTATTAAAAATCTTCCAAAAACATCTTTTATCTCATCTTCAACATCAACTAAAGTATTTACTTGCCATAATGGATTTTTTTTGATATCATCATCAAAATTTTGTCGGAATCCTATAACTGAACAATCATAAGAAAAAGATTGAGTTTTTCGTATATTAGCTTCCCATTTCGCTAATTCAGTGGCTTGCTTTAAATTAGATACTTGTTTAAATATTGTTAAAACTCTTGTGTTCCTTATTTCATCATCATAATAAATTCCAGTGCCATTTATTATTGAGCTTGAACCTCCCTCTCTGCCTTTAGTAATTATTTCTGATTCCCTTGGATCAATAGTTGCGTTAGTGGTTTGTTTAGAGCCAATGACAATAGATTTAACTATGTATTTATGGTATCTACTCGTATCGTCTCTATGGACTTTGGAGGTTAAAACATTAGATTCATTATTATTTCTATATCTTAATAAAACTGTATCACAAACAGTATTTCCTATTTTATTAATAACTAAATTTCCATCTCCGTCAGAATTTAATATTAACCTTCTTTTGTCAGCACATCTTTTTATCACTTCAAATGCCGAATCATTATCTCTGTGGGCGACATCGTCATTAGCTTCTAAAATAGCAATATCTCCATAGTTATTAATAACGGAAATATCCTCCTCTCTACTGAACCTAGTTTTTTTATCAACGACATTATAATTTAAAGCTTTTAATACGCTTTTTGTTAGTTCGACAAAAGAAACTGGAGTTTTATATATTTTAGCACCTAATTTACTATCCACTAAATCGCATAAAGAATCTCTTCCCATTATAGTGACTATTGATTTATCTTGTTGGTCTGTTTCTAAAACATCTTCTATAAAACCAGTTAAAAAACTTTCTCCATCAATTTTAATAACAACTCTATTTCCCGCTTTTATTACCCTTCTATCTTCTGGAATGTTTAGGGTTAAAGAGAATGGCTTTAATAAGCCTTCAATATCCCTAGAAAACTCATAAGATAAAAAGTTTGAATATTCTTGTTTGTTTATTACTACCGATACTTTGTTCATGATACAAATACCTTAATATTTCCACCAATACTCGAAGGATCTTGGATTTTATTTAAACTAATAATATTTTCATATTGAGTTCCAGAGGCATTATTATAATAATTATAAGCTAAGGCAATTGCAGGTAATGAATTGGTATTAATAATATTGACATAAGGTAATTTTAATTTAATATTTTTTAAACTAATTAAGCTTTCAGCTCGAATAGTTTCAATAATTGTAAAAATTTCATCATCAATCAAGTTCGGATCTATACTTTGATACATTTGCTCCAATTCTTTAATAATGTTGTTAATATCACTTTGGTTATTAAAATTAATTGCAGTAGCTATTTGAAATGAATTTGACATTAATGCAATTTTTGTTGTATTCTGTATTACATTTGCAATTTTGGTTTCAGCTAAAAAGCTAGGTTTAGCTATGGGAGTTTTATTAAATACATTTTTTTGTAAAGAAAAGGCATCAGAAAAATTAGAGGTAACTTGTATTAACCGATTTAAATTAGCTACAAATGCCGTGGCAAATTTTGATGGAAAGTTTACTACATCATTAATTGTATTTTTTATGTTGTTAATATCAGCTGTTAAGCCAGCGATTTCATCATTAATGCCATTGATAGTTTCCATTCCTTGTTGCATAAAATCAGAAACAGCGGTAATGCCATCTCTAACTGCATTATAACTTTCTAAAGCATCATCTATGCCATTAATCATGTCTTCTAGTCCTGCGCCTAATTTTTGTTTAAGGAATTCATCTAATTTGTTTAGCAGTCCCTTCTTATCATCAAGCTTTTTGGGATATTTATTTTCATCAGCTTCTACAGCAAGGAATTTATAATTAACAAGACCTATTTGCCCTTGCATAGCTTCTGTTTGCTTAGGATTAACTACAACAACTTTTTTTCTACCAAGCGTAGGGTGAATTAATACTCCCAATCCTTCTTTCGCTAAAGCTTTTTCAAATTTCTTTTTATTTCTTTTATAACTTGATGGAGTAAGATTATTTGCTTGAATTTGCGCAGTTATTTCGTAAACACCCTTAACTTTACCCATATCCTCAACATATCTTGAATCAGTATTCGGATAATCAAAAATAGCTGTTTTTCTTCCAAGTTCTGGTATAGATGCTTCTAAGCATAT